AAGCTACCATAGTTGATGCATTTGTTGCGATGCGCATCACTCTTTCAGCTATTGTCGCTGGAGAGTGACCAAAGGCATACCACTCAAAATTACTTTTAATGTAGTCGGCTAAAGTATATATAAATTGACTATAATATACTTTAATTGGACCGTCTTTCGTTGAGATTACTCGAGGGTCTTTAGGGCCAGCATACATTTCAGATTTCATGAACGATTTAGCTGTGGTGTCAGAGAGGTTTCTATGTTCGGATTCTTCGATAATTTTCCTTTGCGAGGGTTTGTTTTGTTTTTCCATTACCACTTGTAAAGATACAGGATGGTGCACATTTGCTTGGTTACTTGGGATTAGATATGTGATAAAATCGTCCATCGCGTCACTAACAAATTTCGTCATAGGGACGTCCTCTGCTGTGTGTTTGATGTTGGTGACTCTACCAAATACCATTTGTCCTTCGTTAGCCTTGCTTCTGCGTGGGCAGAAATGTGGTGTGGCTAATGGATTCATGAAGGGTATGGTCGAACCTTTTGCTGATTGTTCGAAATATTTGTTGACATACTGATACTCGAAAGTTTTGTTGGGACAATACTTGGTATCGAGCAAATGTTGTGTGGTGTCCAACGTTGCGTAGTAGTTTGCCAATATCTTGCTTGCTTGCAAATCTTTGACTCCTGCGGAATCTAGTGTGTGTGCAATCTGCGAGTGTGTTATGACACCCTTTGTATTTGTAGCCGTGTTTCGAACCATTTCATCGATTCCTACTGGTAAGTTAGCTGAACTGAAGTCACCTTCTACTGAAGTGCTGACAACAATTGTGTCTGCTTTCTTAACCATCATTTTATTAAACCCAGGCTTATCTGCGAACGAAGTTCGTTTAATATAAGCACCTGATGCTATAGGGAAGAAGCACCATGGAAATGACCATTGTTTCAACGGGATGAACATAATCACTTCGTGATCATCATCGACAGGACGTCTGTGTAACAAATATACTGCTTTTCCATAAGGTATACCGAAAACTCGTTTGTATACTATTAACTCATCGTGTTGATAATTCCAAACAGGATGGTTGTACTCACCACCTCCATTAACACAATATCTTAAAATATTATCCCTAATTGAGTAAGAATAAT